ACCTTTTACCAATATCTTCCCCAACCGCTCTTCCCCTGAGTTCAGCTACCCCATCGTCAACGTCTGCAAAGCCCGCATCCCAGAACGCGCCCTCCTCAGCAGGCCTTGCGCGAGGCTTCCAGTTCACTGCCTCGTTCAGCTTAAACCGAAGGGCCTTGAACAGAGACACAGCCTCGTCGCCATATTCCGTAGGTGCGCCAAGCGCCTCTACGAAGTGACTAAGAATCTCCTTCTCCTTTTTCGTAACCCAAGACTTTCCAGAGAAGACTTTGCCGATGATCTCGTTTATCGAAGACGACATCTCCCTTCTAGAGAACCCCATCTTCTTTGCGAGGTACTCCATCCTGGTCCACCCATGAGTGTCGATGAGATCGGAGGACTGAAGGGGCTTCCACACATCCCGGTCTGCACCATCTACGCCCTTACGCTGAATGCGAACCGCCCAGGGCTTGAATCTCTTTAGGAAGGGGAGGCTCTGTTGCATATCCGCCAACACAGCCCCGGTCGACGTGAGCGTGTCGATGTCGTTCGTCATTCCATCAAAGGCGACCTTCTCGGGATTAACATGAACCTTTCCAAGCCATAACCTACCCATGTCGTCGATGACCTTGCCAACAGGGATGCCTGGAATGGAGCCGAGAGCAAATCCAAGGGCGGCGGTAGCTGCCCTCTTAATCACATGGTCTTCTTCGTCGGTAGCCGAATAAGCAGTGGCAGCGCCAGCTGCCCCACCAAATCCAATCAGCGCCTTATTGAATAACTGCTTGTCTTTAGCGAAGAGAGCCTTTGCCTTCTTCCTTCCTATCAACTTCTCGAGCTCCTTAGAGGCCCTGTCTGTAACCTCCTTCGATACCGTCTTCCCCTTAGTCTCTTGGAGAATCCTCTGCACCGAGTGGTCGTCCTTGTAGATGACTTGGATTTTCGAGTAGTCAATTTTCGGCGTCGTTCCATCGAACGAAAGGGCCTCGTCTAGGTTTATGTGAACAACCTCGCGGGCCTTCTTTGGAGCAGTTACGCCACTCTTCCGAAGGGCAGCGCCAACCGCGTCCTCTACAGGGGCATCCTGACCAAGTCGTAGCCCTCTGGATGCAAGGTCGCCTATCTTTGAATAGGCCTGCTTGATGAGCTCCTCCAGCGTGTTTGTGTACGCAGAGAGGTTCGCCTCTTCCATCTTGTCGCCAGCCTGGACCGCTTTCTCGAGTTCACCAAACATCCTCTCCTGGTGACGGGTGATCGTGGAGTACATCGAGCTGTCGCCAGCCTTCGTTAGGAGACCGCCGCCTGTCTTAAACGCCTCCTTGCCGAGCCTTGTAACCATTCCGGTAGGCACAAGGAAGTCAGGGCCTACAGTGTAGAAGAGGGTCGGCAGGAGAAGCCCAGCGTTCGGGTCTCCCTGCTGAATCGCTTCCTCTACCTTCTTTGCGTGGTACCCCCTGTCGAAGACATCTGGCAAGACAAGGTCGGCAAGCATCTTCCCAGGTATGCCGCCAGCAGCGAACCCAGTCACTCCCTTAATGCCTTCTGCGAGTTCCCCCACCCCAGCAGACCCAAGGCGCTGCATCTCCTTGTGAATAGCCTCTGTGTTCCCCTCGGGCCCGGTGTCTATGTTTCCAAAGGAAGCTGGGGCGGCAAGCCCCCTCATCCAAATATCCGCTGTTGTTGCGGGAGGCCCTCCAATTACTTCGCCGCCAGCCCTTATCTTTTGCCATGGACGAGGAACCCCGTACCCTCCGTATGGGTCAGCGTCGTTTGGAACCCAGTATGTCGCCGCTAGCATGGACCTCAAACCAAGGAGCTTGGTGTCCAAAACAGGGTTTACGAAGTCATCCTCCCTGTTTCTCTCATTGAAGTTCTCTTTGATCTCCCGATAGATGTTTCTTCTCGGGTCGTCCTTATGAAGGTTCTCTACCCAGACCCCAAAGTCTTCTGGGTTAGCCTTCTTGATGTAGTCCATGTCAGCATGGGCGCTAAGAAGCGAGTGTGTTGGTCTACTGCCCCAAGAGACAAACGTGTCGGCCACGTCCATGGCTCGATAAAACGGGGTCTTCTTTCCAGGCATCTTCCCCGGAATAACGCCCGTCTCTTTGTACTCAGTAAGTTCTTCGCCAAAGCCCGGATGAGTTCTGGTTTCCAGATACTGTGCTTTCGCCAGAGCCCTGTACTTTGTTGACGGCTCACCGCTAAGGGCGGATTTTTTCTTTGCCTTAGAAACCCCGTCCCTTAGCACCGCCCAATCGAGCTCATCCTTAGCTATGAGCTCTGCCTGAATCCTAGCCCGTTCAACCTCCGTCCGACCTCGGTCGTCTGTTAGGCCCTCCTCTGGCTCGTCTACTGGGTTCCATTGATTTTGATCCCGACTCCATTCATATCCATCAGCCCTAGCCCTCTCCTTGGCCTCGTCAGACGGGTCTGAGATTGGGGTCCATTGGTCCTCCGCACGGTTCCACTCATAACCGTCAGACAGGGCTCTCTGGACTGCCTCTGGGGAAGGGTCTGGCATTTCCTGTTACTCGTATGTGCTTCTTGGTACAGGCTTTTTCTTGGGCTCTGGCTCTGGCTCTGCAGAGTTTTCTCGAGCGTCTCTTCCCAACATCCTTCCGGTGGTCGTCATGAGCGCCCCAGGAAGTCCTCCTGCAGCCCGACCGGCAATATTAAAAAGACCGCCTATGGCTTGCTGTGCTTTTTCTCTAGCTCGGACAGTTCTCGCATGGTCGGCATTAATCAACTTAGCGTAGTCTGTGAACTGCTTGGGGGACATGCTCTGGAGCCCCTCAGACCACTCATCGAAGTCTGGACTGACAGGTCGACCAATGTCTATCGCCTGCTGATGCAGTGCCTTCAGGTCCGCCTGAGTTGGCTGAGAGTAGTCGGCGTATCTTCCAGTTCCTCTTCGTTGAGAGCCGAGCAGGTACGGTGCCGCCGACCCCAACGCCTTGGCGCTTACAGCCGCCCTTTCGTTGGCATGTGCTCTCAAATGGCCTTCGATGTCACCAAGAGGGTCATTCTCGCCAAACTCCCGCTTCGCAGAGAAGACGCTGGGAACTGTAATGACTTCGCTTGTTCCATCAGGATACTGAACCGTTGTCGAGTAAGTATCATCCGTAGTGTCTCGACCGCCCGCAAGGAACCCGGACTCCTTACTCCAAGACTGGTAGGCGACGGCGGCGTCCCTAAACCCATCCTTTGCCTCTGCATGAGATGCAAGCAGGGCGCCTAGGTCGTTCATGGCGTTCGATGGATCTTTGTCCGGGTCAACTCCCTGAAGCGGCTCGCCAGTGCTCGCAGCGCGAAGGAGGTCGTCCGGAGACACGCCAAGGTGCTCGGCGTTCGCGCTGACTGCAGCCTGAAGCTCCGCGTCCTTCTCCGTAAGGAGTTTAAGCGCATCAGTTCGCGCCTTCTTAGCGCTGGCAAGAGTAGCCGTATAGTCGTTGTTGAGATCCTTCTGTGCGGCCACAAACCCCGCTCGTGATTCAGCATTGAATACGTCGTCGTGAGCCTCTCGGCGCATCCGTATTTTCAACAATTCGGGGTGCTGGTTTATATGGGTAAGCACCTCTGCGTGTCTCTTCCCAAGCATCTTTATGGTGTTCTCATCCTTTTCGTACATCGCCGCTGCGCGCTTATCCGCCATGTCTTTGTTTATTCTGAAAGTCTTCTGGAGGAAGGGGGATAGGTCTTCTATCCAGTCGGCCTTGTCTCCAGCAATCTGCAAGGCGACAGCGTCTCTCATCGCGGCGCCCTTGGCTGCTGCCTGAGTATCGTTCTTTTCGTCAAGGTGCCTAGAGAGGTCCTGGTACTGCATAAGGATTTTCATCGACTCTGGGCCCAGGAACCCTCCAGGAATCCCTAGTGCGTTAGAGACTGACCTCGATGCAAGCATCCTTGCCGCCTGCCCCATGTTACCCCTTGGGCCAGACGTTCCTTCTGGCAGGTACGGAGCGAGTGGATCTGCCATCACGTTTTCTAGTGCAACGTCCTTTCCACGGCTAGGCATTGGCGGCTGAATTGCAGAGGCGGGCTTACGCATGGTCCTCGCCTGCTCCCCTGGGCCTAGAGCCTTGCCCCAAGGCCTCTTTGTTCTTAGGGAAGATCTAATCACCCCTTCTGGAGACCATGTCGCTTCTTCCTTTGCCGGATCCCAGCCCATAACGTCCATTGGCCGAACTTCAGAGGTAGTGTAGTCCTCTAGGGGCCTGGATCGAGACTCTCCGCCTGGGAGGCCTTCGACGGCATAGTCACCCAGCCTGCTTGATGGCGTAGTGGGACTGCCCGCTGCTTGCCGAACCACGTCTTGAGGGCTGAGAGGAAAGGGCGCCCCTTGAGAAAGTGCCGCCGCTTGCCTGTCCTGCTCATTTAGAACGTCGAGCTCCCCTAGCGTTTCCTTGAGCTTAGACAACTCCATCTCTTCGTCGTACAGCTGGCCCTTGTCGCGAAGATACATTGAGTCCAAAATGTCTTCTGGAGAAGTTCCGTCCGGCCCAAGCTTCCCGATAACGGTCTTGCCGCTTGGGTCGGTGTAGGTTTCTGGCTTACCTCCACCCGCAGCGGTTCCCGCCTTACCAGATCTACTAGAGGAAGTTGTTTTTCCAACTGACCCAGGACCGGCATCAAAAGCAGCAAGAGCGTCGGCCTTGTCTATCTCTTGCCTATTCCAACTGCGTTGGTACTCGCGACGACGAGCCTCGTCTTCAGCTAGAGCGACCTTTCGGCCCTCCATCATCCCGCGATAAATGTCCTTAAAGGTGTTGGCGTAAGGGCGCATTGCGTTTGCGCTGATTAGTTCATCAGCCAAGCCACTGCCCGGATAGAGGTCGTGCCCGTTAGCCATCAGAAGCCCCTAAGCGTAGGAAAGATTGTAGAGGTTGGAGACTCCGCCGCCGCCCATACTAAGGCCAGGAGAGTCTTGCTCATACGGGTTTTGCCCGAACTGAACCGTGCGAAGGGGGCGCTTGTTTATATCCAACAGCGCCTCACCCACGCCCACGTCCATGAGGGCTCCTCCTGCAGCAGTTCCTGCAGAGATGTATTGGCCTGCATACGGGATAGCCGCCGCCAGTCCAGCCTCAAGCCTGTTCACCTGCCCAACAGTTTCTCGGGCCTTAGCCACGTCCTGCTTTCTCTCCACCATCTTTTGAGCGCCCCACCTGTCAACGTCCTGCTGGACCCTGCCCATAACTCCAGACATTGCCTTTCTGAAGGTGGGGGCCATTGAGCCTGTCGCCGCCTGGCCCATGGAAGTATCTCGACCGCCAAACTGAGCTGAGACTAGCTGGCCCTGCGTTTTCTTCGCGCCTCTCTGCATGGCGCCGCCCTCGCCAACAGCCTGTCGATACCTTTCTCTTGCGTAAGGGGCGATGAACCTGTCGTAGTACTCCTGGTCGGAGAGGCCGATGTTGGCCTTCTTAAACTGGTCTGCAGCTGCGATCTGTGTAAGTAACATTATCTAGTCCATCCTCCAGTAGAAGTCGGGCTTTCCCACCAAAATGGACCTCTATGAAACTCCTGAAAGCCCCCGCTTGGCGTGAATCGGTATCTGCCAGAACCTTCCTCAGTCTCCCTAATCCGCTTCTCCTCAAGAAGTTTTTCAATCTGCTCTTGAGCCCTTCCTCCTTGGGTTGTTGGGTCAAACCCATACATCGAGCCGATGTCATGAACGTCCATCTCGCGAGTGGCTATATCGACGTTTCTTCGCGCAAGGTCCTGAGCAAATTTGCCTCCAGTAGAGACAAGGCTGGATATATTTTCTGCTTTCAGTTTATCGACAAGCGCCTGCTTTTTAATTCTGGCCTTATCCCAGGCAATGGTGCGGTTCATGTCAGCGCTTCGACGGTCCTGTGAAACGTTCTGAGCTGCCTTAGCGAAAGAGGCGAGCATGTCTCCTCGCTGACCAAGGGCCCTGCCACCTAGCCTCGAGTAATCAAGGGGGGCAGACTCTGCCTTCCTTCTAGCCTCGCCAAGGCGACCGGACTGCACCTCAAATGCAGTGTCGTAAGGACCCAAAGGTTTTGTGTATGAAGTAACCATCAGCCTCGGTTTATTTTCTCGAAAATGATTTTAGTTCCTGAGAGTGGGTTTTTGGGCACTTCGGTCCAAACTTCGGGCGGCGGAACTGGTGCTTCAAAGGCGAGTGTATCCTCTTTCCTACCGTAATTGGCGACAACAACAAGCTCTGTATTTCCAATCACCATCGTAGGTGACGAGTCTTCGTCGTTCAAGCCTTCCCCCAAGCCTTCCATGTCGTCCCAATTAACCGTGTGCCTGACGTTGTGCCAACCGGCCTGAAGCCTCCCTACGTCGTTAGGAAACGACGGGGAAACCATGCGTGTTTTCCTAAGATCTACTGGAACGCCCTCGTCAACAGGCCTAACCTGCCACGGCATAAAAACGCCTCGGGACACATCAAACTTGCTGTTGTGCCCCCCAAGCCTTCCGCGAAGAAGGGACTTTGCCTGCATGTACTCGCTGCCAGGATCGGAATCAGAGCCCTCCCACACGGCGTTAAATGCCCACGAAAAGTTTCCGTGACCGCCCTGAAAGTTTCCATCGGGACTCTTGTTAATTCTTCTATTTATCCGGTGAACGGTAGCGGAGAAAAAGACCAGAACGTCTGCAGGGGCTCTGAGGCGGAACCTAAGCGCTCCGCCAGGAACATCAAAAGACTTGTCCCCTGTCCCTGGGAGAACTGACCAGTGCTCTGACGAGGTCTTCCTTGAGAACACGTCGGACAGGGCGCTTTTGCGAAAGCTCTGCCCACGAATCACCGCATCCTTGGAAAAGTTGTCGTTATGTACCCCGCTCTGGAAGAGGCCCTCGAGTACGTCAAAGGCAAAGGATGTGTCGTCAGCTGTTGCTGGAGAGCCATCAGAGATGCCAGGCGGCACGGTAAAGTTGACAGTTGTCATCTATGAATCACAAACACAACAAGGCTTCCACGAAGAGGCTCCACCATTGGCGGCAAGATTACCGTTCCTACTGCAAGGTTGACCAGCAAGTTCACTGTGTGGACATGTCCCTCTCCGCCACCCTTCTTTGCTTGGTACGCAAACACTATCCCCGCCTGGCCGTGCTGCTCTGGATTGTCTACATGCGTGTGCTCCAACGACCCTTCTCCATGAACAGATCCGTCGGGCGAAACACTTGAAGCGGAAAGAGTCATCGTAGATCTGTTGGACCTGTTTCCGCCAGCCATTGCTCCGTCGTAGTTGATATTGCCAACAACAAAGATCCCGTCTCCCTCAGCTGCCGGGAACGTTACGCTTGAAACAAGTGTTGTGTAGTTTCCTGCGACAGCCGGCAGGGGATTATGACGACCCTCCGCTATCTTTGTTCGCTCCCCCAGAGCGAGGTGATAAGTGTCCAGCGAACCATCCTCGACGTTTTTCCAGGTAAGCGCGTTCGCAGCGTCCCTCAGGTCCTCAATGTTTTTTGAGGCGTCTAGCGACGAGATGACCTCTCCGTCCTTTTCCCTGAAGTCTGATGTGTAGATAAAGACTGACATTATCGATACAACGCAAAAGCAAAGATGTTTGCCTTGAGAATCCTAACGCCCCATCCAGAGTCGCCCTGGACAAGGGTAGGCCCCGTTCCGCCTCCGCCGCCACCGTCAAACTCTTCTCCAGCTACTAACGCTCCTGTGCCTCGAGCGAGCTCCCTGTACTTGATTGACGGTGAAAACTGTATCTGTCCACCGCGAGCTAGGACAGTGGTTACAACCGCAACGGAAGCCCCGAACACTGAATGGCTAACTCCGCCAACACCCTCAGCAACGGAAAGCCCGTCTTGAGAGCTCTTTATTCTCAAGTAAACGTTCGCCCTGTCGTTGTTTTGCGGGCCACCCTCTAGGTACGGTCCTGCTGAATCGTTCACAGACGTTCCGTCGCTTGTTTTGTATGCGCCAAAGTCAATAGACGCGCCCACTATCCAAGGGCCATCGCCCCTGGACTGGGCTTTTAGGGTTAGGCCGTACTTTCCAAGGTCTCGCCATCTAATAGCCCGCCTGGCGATGTTCTTTTCGGCCAAAGACGATGCGACTGAGGTTTTGTATAGAAACTCGCCGTGCTGGTCGACGATGTCAGATGTTCCGTTGTGCTCAAGGTCCGTTGGAGGGATGATCTTAATCGGAGTCAGGGTCTCCCTGTCCACGTTGTTTTGGTCAATAGTGGACATGTGTCCGCGAATGCGCTGGAACTCAGCCCACAGATCGTCTGGAACGTCAGCCTGTCCTGGTCGAGGATAAAAACCCTTCCTGTAGTACATCCTATGGACCCGCCGAAGGCTTGTAGTTCTCTATAATCGTAATGGCCCTGCGGACAGATCTTGGACTTTCGTTTGTAACAGATCGGCGACCTCCGAGAAGGCGAAGGCAATGCGAGGCCCTTTTTGAAAGCGGCCATGACCCTGACCCGCCTAGGTTGGACCTACTGACAGCTCTCCTCAGCCTAGAAAGCATGGCTTCGCTTGTGGCAAGGGTAGTCCTTACTGCCGCCTGTTCTTCTTCATCGCGACCTTCCCAGGACATTACCGTTGCCTCTCAGAGCCCTTGCTTGCTCGCCACAAGACGAACCCGTCAAGCATGAAGGGCTCCTTCTCGTTGCCATTCTCAAACTCAATCTCTATTTCACGACAAATCACGGTCTCTGGGAAGACAAGTCGTTGGAACAACTGTCTGCGGCCATTCCACTTTCCCTCTCCCCAGTTCTTATGCGTTGTTGTGTCGTCAAGGTCGACTGGGTCGTCAGCCCAGCCAACTAGCGTAGTGAGATCTGTGTTCTCTGTTTTCTGTGCAGCTGTTCCAAACTGGTCAAGAGCGAATGTTCTCGAGCCAACAGCCTCCGGATTCCGGTCTTTATACCAGCGAACAGTCAAGTCTTGGTCGCCCATGTACGGGAAGAACACGTCTATCCCGGCAACCTCCATCTGCTCGTCTGAGTTCCATCCTGTCTGATTTGCGCTGTATGGGCCGAAACGAATCTTTCCAGCGATGCTTCCGGCTGAAACCGTAACGGGCCTCTTTGAATCGTCTGGGTCAGCCTCTCTTCCGGGTCGGTATCCGTACTCCATCGAATCGCCAAGGCCCCAGATGACAATGTCTGAGTTTCGGATTTCTTTTGTTACGCCACTCCTATAAACCTCGCTCTGCACACTGGCCGACTTCTTTGGAAGTTGGACGCCAAGGAGAGCCTCCCCCTTGTAGACAGTTGATGCTGTGATCCTCTGGCCCTTTATCACCGTGATGGCGTCGAGCTGGTAGTGGTAACAAACAACCATGTCGTTTAGATCGTCAGGGCCGCTCTGGAGAGATATAAACAGCCTTCTCTCTCGCTCATCAAGCCATGCTGTTGCGGTCCTCAGCCCCTCGGTGAAGACATTCTTCCACCAATTGTTCAGGTTCTCAGACAGGGGCTTCACCGAAGCGCCATCAAACTGATACACCCCGTCAACGCCGACAAAGACAAGGCGCTCATAGGCCAAGATAGATGCCCTCGGAGAGGTGCTTCCGATTGACTCGTCTACGGGAGTAAGGATTGGCGAACCGTCAGCAAGAGCAGTCACCTGCCACATCGAGTCCTTTTTGAAGATAATGAGCGAATCGCCAAAGGTAACCACCCCCGTTACTGGCGTTCCGTCAGCGCTATTTACATCCAGGTACTGCAGGGCTGAGCTCATCTGTTCTGGCAGGCCAGGGTCGCTGTAGAACACAAACGACGGGAACTCTTTCGCGACGTAGTACCCGCGCCCTCTAAAGAACTTAATGAACTTGCTTGTTGGCGGGGCGGTCAGGCTTTCCCGAAGGGGCGAGCCTAGCGAAGCTGCCGATATTGTGTCCTCGTGGTCGTAGACAGTGCGCTCGTTGATGCAGACCTGTCGCCAGAAGTAGTACTCCCCGTCCTTCGCCCTCTTGTAGATGTTCCTCCAGATGACATCTTGCTGCTTAGGCCTGTCAAACCCGGTGAGTTGGATTAGCGCCCTGTTAGCCGATGCTGTGACATCCCCGACAACCTCATCAAAATCTTCGCCGGCCTTCTCGTCATACATTTCGCCTGTCGTAACAAAGTCACTCGCATCGCCTGGCGGGCCTTCAGCTCCGGTAGATCCAACAAACGTACATTTGTACTGAAACTTCTGAACCTCGTTAGCCTCATTACCCCTATCGGCCTCGCCAAAGCCACTGAACTCTTCTCCGATAGAGAAGGCAGGGTCGAACTTCGAACTAACCATCTTCTCGACGTGCAGTGGAGATGGGCGCTCGGTCACTCCTACCCTTGCCGCATAGTCGCCATTCCACTTTACGTTTGCATCTACACCGTTTGATATAAACAGCCAGTTCGCCCAGGACGCGAAGTAGTCTCCTCCGTACTGGTCTTCCGGCTCAACTCGCCTGCCATCGATGAGCTGGTAGCCCAGATCGTCGCTTACGCCAGGAACCTTAAAGTGGCTATGCCAGGGACTATCAATTCCAATATGAGGTATCCCAGGATTCTCTAGCCTGTCCCCTCTTAGGACAAGCAGTCGACTCCCCTTGTACTTGTCTAGGGTGTTGCCGTCAGAGTCCTTCAGCCGGCCTAGCGCTACGGGATAGAAACCCTCCGCCTCGCCACTGTCGCCCGTTAAGGAGATGACAAGCTCGCTAGGGCCTCCCCTTATCTGGAACGGAGTCATTGAGCTGATTCTTGTATTCAGGAGGTGGAACTCATCAACGGCCCAGTCGACGAGGTTTCTTATCCCTCGAGTCTTCTCAACCGTCCCAACTACCTGGAAGTAGCAACCGTCTACTTTTCGGGCTTCGCCGCTCTGGGCCCAGACACGGTCGGTAAGGCCCCTGGTAAGCACGGGTACAGCATGGAAACCTTTCCCCTGCGCTATGCGAGCCATTAAAGCGTCCCCTAGCCCGTGATGGTTCTAGGCCAGCTGCCAAGGGCCTCGTCGATCTCAGGCTCCCCGCGACCAATCTGGATGCGTGTTCCTGGGTCAGCCTCCTCTTCACGCTCCATGCGATCTACCCCCTCCATCGCATAGGCTCTCTTCTGAGCTGCAGCGCTATGGTTCTCTTCTTCGCTGAGCGCATAGCTCTCCGCTAAGTCGAGAAGGATGGGCTGATGCTGCCTGGGGATATGCGGCGTATCATGGTCCTCTGTGAGCTCCTGAGGAGCAACAAAGTACGTCACGTCCACGAGATACTCTTCATCCGGCGGGGGCCAGAAGCGAATGTGATGACTTCCGCCAGTGCTGAGGTCGCGCTCTGCCACAGCCCCAATGTTTGAGGAGAGCAGGTTTCCTGCTGAGTCTACGTCTTGGTGAGAGAAGCCAAGATTGGCGTCCGTGACGGTGTCGGTGAGCTGGTTAGTGCTGCCAATGACAACGTTTGCCAAATGATAAAACTCAGAGCCGCCGTCCTTCGTCCTGTAAATGGCAGCGCCGTAATCGGAGCGCATTATAGTCCCTCCGACATCCATCGACGGTCTACCTCCTGGCGCGGTTATCTCGATTGAAGACGACGGAGACATCGGACCCATCTCCTGCGTCTTCGTGTTGTAGTAGCAGTACTTGTACTGAAACACGGTTCCCGCATTAAAGGTCGCTACCGAAGGGTCCTCAATTGCAGCAAGCGCGCTGTCAGGCGCTGGTATCTGCGTGTGTCGCTCGAGAGCGTAGTACTGAGGGTACGACTCGTAGTCCTTAACCGTCAGCCCCTTCATGTGGGGCGAAAGCAGGCTCGACTCTCGGATGTGCCGAATGAACCCGTTTCCGGTACAGACAATAGACTCGATTGAAGCAGCTCCTTCTGGAAGCGGATACTCGTCCCAGTAGATTTTCCAGGATGAGGCGTATGTGGCTCCCACCCCTGAGACCGTTGGGTTGATCGCAGAAGAGGTAGCGCCGCCGAACGGAGCCTCGAGGTAGAGGCCGGTTGTGGCATTGTGGCTGAGAATCCGGTTCACCGTCCCATCAGGCGCCTCTACCTTGGCCCCGGTGCGGGTGCCCTGGGTGGTGGTGACGGAGTTCGCGGTCGATAGCGTGACCAGCCGACTGCCGTTCGTAAACACAGCCCCCTCTGTGGCTGTGGCTGATGGGGTGCCGTCCGCAGATGCGGTCACAGCCTCAGGTGTGTGTGTCCCGAACTGGTGGGTTCGCCTGAGCCATGCCCAGGTGTTCCGCCGTCCACAGATCGCCATGTAGGCGTCGTTGATGAAGTCGCCTAGACGGTCGTCATTCCCGTCGAATCCGCGCCGACGACCCAGGCGCTGCTTGAGTGTCGCAAAGTCCATTCGGGTCTCCTAGAGAGCTCAAGAGGAGGTGGGCTAGGTCAGTTCACCCACCCCCTCAAGAGACTACCCGAATCTATCGACCCGGAGGTGCGTGTCGCAGGAACACCACGACGTTCATGGTGTTGCTGCTCAGGTCTGCTGGCGAGCTTGACCCGACATCAGTGAACAGAACCCGAAGGAGGTCGCCAGCCTCCAGGAAGACGTTCCTGGGTGAGGCGCTTTCTGGGCCATCCACCTCGAGGTCGTAGCCCGTATTGTCGGTGATACCGTCAGTGGTGCTCAGAGACGCGATCCCCAGCGAGTGCCAGCCATCGGCGTCATTTCCGACCTGAAGGTCGATGGTCCAGTAGTCGGAGGCATCAGCCCCGATAGCGGCGCCGAAGGAAATGCTCGCCGCCTCTACCTTGAATCGCCCGTGATTTGTTCGCGGGGTAATAAAGACAGGTCGGTTAAAGTCTGTGGAGTGACCGGCAAGAAGGGTAAAAGAAACCGGCACAAGACCGACTCCATGAACCTGGTTGCCGCCTTTGATCGCGTCCCAGATAGGACGACCGAAGCCTGCGGGTGCAGTAGATCTAGCCATAATTCAATTCTCCTCGACCTGTTTGGGTAGGGGGCCGAAACCCCCTACCCTCAGGCGTGTTGCCCGCCAGCGGCTCTACAGCAACTGACGAGCGAGTTAGCTCTAGAACAGAGCAATCGGGTTGTTGTAAACGAACACGTCACCAGTGGTAACCGTGGTGCTTGCGGCGATGTTGGTATCCCCAACAAAGATTCCGCGAACGGCGCGCAGAAAGTTCCCCTGCTGCGCGTCAACATCCAGGTCAGTGACATTGGCAGTGCCGGCCAAGGTCGTGTCCGTGTGGTCAGAGCAGAAGGTGCCAGCTGCGCCAGCAGTTGTGCCCTCGTCAGCAATCATCAGAAACGCGGTCGGAGACCCCGCAGTCAGAATCTGGCCGTCCGTGTACACCTTCGCCTTGCAAAGACCCTGAACAACAACAGAAATCGCATCGCCAGAGGCAATAGCCCCTGAGTTGTGGTCAACGACACCCGCAATCGGAACATAGTCCTGCGTTTGGTTAGCATCGCCATTGTTGAACTTGTAGGCATGCAGAGCGCCGTCACTCTGAACTATCAGAACGACAACGTCAGTGTCTACCAAGCTCTCCTGAGCGATAGCCTCTACTGTCTTCTTGAGTGGATTAGAAAGAGCCATGTTCAGTACCCCTTTCTAGGCGCTGTAGGCACCGCCAGCAAAGTTAAACGCACCATGCTCGCGGAGATTGTTAACAGTAAGAATGCCGTGGAACTTGGTCTTGGAGATCCAAGCCCATTGCTCCTGGGCCAAACGCCAGTCATCCATGAAGAAGTGAGCGTTCGGGTTAATCCAGAGAACCATGTTTCCAAGGTTAGTCTGGCCCTTGCTCTTGCCCTTCACAGGGTCCAGCAGTCCAGGCACAAAACCGTGTCCCGCAGAGGCACTCGGCGCACCACCAGTCATGTTGAGCATAAAGCCCTCACCACTGTTCTCGGTGATGTTGTAGTCAGGGATGACAGTTGCACCCTTGAATCGGAGACTGGTGAAGCCTGCGCTTCCCATGGCCTCGTCAACCAAAGCACGCTCCGGTCCACACCATTCCTCGTAGCCGTCATAGACAGCCGGATCGACCAGCATCGTGTCAGGACGACGACCCCACTTCGAGCACTCGCGGTAGAGCTGAGTCCAAGTCGGAATACCGGCAGTCATGAAACCGCCGCCGATCTGCTGGAACTGGTTGAAGTGGTAGTTAGCGTTCTTCTGGACGTTGCCGACCGTATTGTTTGCGGTTGCTGCCTGCGCTGCGGGAGTCGCAAACTCAATCATGCCGCGAATACCATCGATGTCGCCGTTCACGGTACTAGCCGTGTGAAGCTGTTCCTCGATGTAGTTACGCATAGTAATAGCGCACTGCTGCATCTCGGCATCGAGAAGCTTGCCAATCTGGCGCTTCGCGTTCTGGTTGAGATCGACCTTGTCGCATGCGACGACTGACTGACAGGAAATCTGCCCCCAGTTGTCCCACAGGAACATCTTGACGAACTCGCTGTCAGCCGTGTTCAGAACCTGCGAACCCTGGTAGGTCTGCACATTCGGATTCTCAGCGTGGGCGAATGGGACTCGCGCATTAGGCGCGGCCTCAAGGTGGATAGAACCCTTGTTGTACATTGAGTACAGCAGGGGGGACTGCTCTAGGATCAGCCAAACAAGCTTCTCCCAGCTAGCGCCCCACGTAAGGCTGAACGCCTTCGTGTAGTCGCTAAGTGTTGTCGAAAATGGAGCTCCCATTAGTTACCTCTTAGAAGGCTTCGCGCAACTCAACCAAACCGACCCTTCAAATCCGGATTCTGCCCCAGGACCTGATCGAGGATGTCATCCATAGACATCGTCGCAGTAGATCCAATAGGAGAAGAAGACGTACCTGACTGGCTGGATGGAGGAGCAGACTCGGCTCTTCGCTTAGCATTATCGATAAGACGGCCCTCATTGACCGCCCTGATGGCACGCTCCCCGGCAAGAGACAGAGCTGCCCGAT